GGATATTAAAGAAAGAGCCGTCCGTATCACCTTGCTTAGTGAAAGAAAAGTGGCAATGCGCCCGATGCGGATTGCTTCCCGAATACTTTCGCCAGCGCCAGCCCATGCGAGACGATGCAATTCGTCCGTCAAAGATAATGTAGGCGATTCGCTTTTCGCCTGCCTTTGCCGCGAGTCGAAGCTGATCTGCAATATCGGGCATGAGGTCGGGCTTGCCTGACTTATGAACATCTCGATCGACATCGATGGCTCTAACCACCCCTGACGCTGGATCAGGATTGTGGTCAGAAGGACGCGCTGAATGACGGAGATCGCCGATCCAGCCATCGGAACGCCTATCACGATCTGCGAAGGTGTCATCAAATTGCTCTCTCAGCTGTTGCCCAGCCTTGCACAATACGGGTTTCATCCCAGTAGTAGAGCCGCTTCATCGGCTGTTATGCCTAGACGCTCAAGTAGTGCAGCCTTATCGATTGCCTTTTGATTTGCTTCGTTAGCATTGTCAAGTTTGATTGATTCAATTTTGCTTGCAATCTCGGTTTCTGTTGGGACTGCCGTGTTAATTTTTACCCAGTTAATCTCTGAGTAATCATCTCCAGTCCAAGTCCATTCGGCCCCATTCGTTAGGGCTGAAATTGCTTGCGCTGTTTCCATATTGTTTACGATTGCCATTATGCACCTATTTCCATCGCGATGATAGATTGAGTTCTACCAGTTTGGCTGGCAAACATTGTTGTTCCTGATTCCGCCTTATATTGAGTTTTGTAAGTCGTGGCTGAAGTAGTCGCTGGCGAGTCTAAATAGTGAACTGAAAAAGGAGTATTCAATTCAATTGTTCCGCTTGCTCCGTTGATGTAGATATTGTAAGTATTAGATGGAATCTGTAAATCAGTCGCACCGCGAAGAAGTGTAAAAGTTCCGCCTGCGTTTGTTGCACTGCTTCGAGCTACTGAAAAAACATGGTGGTACATAATTAAAACTTTAGAAGTAGCAGATGATGGTGTAATTGTAACGCTTAAACCAGTATCAGCTAAAGAGGTGCTAGTAGTTGATACATTTCCTGTGAGGGTTCCCTGAACCACTTGAAGGACTTTACCGCTACCGCCTCCACCGCCGATTGCTACCCATGCTGAACCAGAGTAATACTCAGTAGAATTAGTGTCTTTAAGATAAGAGATCATGCCTTCTTGAGGTGATGCAATGGCTGAGGTACGGGCGGCGGCGCTGGCAAAGACCATGACCACCTGAGAGGCTAGGTAGCCGTTAGCGTCGGCCGCCGTGAGGACATCGCCCGTTGTAAATTCCTTATATCCTAGACCAGCTGCCATTGTTTTCTCCTAGTATCCTAATATGGACGTGCCTATTATACCCGACGTCGCTGATCCTATAATGAATCCTTCGACGATGGGCTCAAGTGTTGTAACTGTACACTTTATGCTGTTTGGGGTGATGTCCCATGCTAGACCTTGCACTTGCAAAGTCTTGACGATTGTCGAGCCGTCGGGCTGGACGTTAGTGATCTTGACGTTATCAAAGTAATCAAGGCCAATCATTGTGTCTGTAGGGACTGCCGTGTCCAATAAATCTACTGTCATGGCATCAATGCGAATTGTTGTCTCGGCTCTAGTAGCCACATATATCTTGGCAATGTCTAAGACTTGAGCATCTGTCTCAGGGATCATCTCTGTCAGAGTAGTGCCATGAGGAAAATACTTTGCCGAAGAATCAACATTGACTGCCGTCTGTGCTGTGCCGCCGATGCGTGTCATGCTGGCCTGATTGATGATGAGCTTGTCATCGAAGGCATATTGGAGATTGGAGTAAGGAATTCCAGTAGTCTGATTGAACTCAATCGGTGCTGGCGCTAAAGATGAGACTACATCGGCGCGATCCTTGAATTCTGCAATGCCTTCGGCGTCTATAAAGAAGGCACCCTGTTCAGCAAACTCTGCCGCCTTTAGCGCTTGGAGGGATGTGCGAGCTGTGCCGGGATCGACTTGAACTGTTGTCGATCCTGTGTCGATAACTCGCATGGATAATGGATAATCGACCTGATCAAGAATCTTAGTAATGCGCGTGCCAGTTGTCTGACCTGCTGTGGCGCCCGTCACACTTGCTATGTTAGCCATCTGAAAGAGTCTAAAGGCGTCATAGCAATGAATGTCGACATAGCCTAATTCTTGGCCTGTGGGATAGGTGTATTTGTACGAATCGACATAACCTGAAAATAAGAAGTGTTGAGCTGTTGAAGTAGTTGCCGAAACACGAATCTTGCGCAATGGAGTCAAGTAAGGATAATAAATAGAATTTACGTTTTGAGGATTGAACGAGCCATCCTGATCGATGACTCTAACTGTGCAACTGCCAGCCTCATAGGTATCACGCATGACGTTACGGCCACGAGCAATCTTGATGGACCGAGTCAAATCGCTGAGATCGACTGTCGGCGTATTTACAGGCGAATCTCCAAATTTGCTTGTACCAATAACGCCAAAAGTCGAGTCTCCAATGACAAAACCTAGCCCGAAGGTAGCACCTTGGGAGAAGTCGAACGTGACCGAAATTGTTGCGGGTAGGCTCATTTGATTGACGGCGCTCCGCGTCCGTTATATCGGCTCACATCGCTAAAAGTACCTGAGAGAGACTGATTGACTTGAGTCTCCGTAATCGCCCCAGTTACTACTCCGCCGTCTAAATAGACTTGAACATTAACGGCTTGCTGATCTGCTCTCTGGAATGAATTGACTGCCGCCATCAATTCCATTTGAGCATCGGAGAAGCTAGAAGATGGCGCTACGGGCGCGGTCTGTAATTGTGCTACAGATACTCCAAGCGATGATGCTGTGTAGTTAAGCAAGTCCTGAGGTAGTGTCCAATTACGATAAGGGTTTGGCGCTTCAGGAGTTGTCAGTAACAAGTTACGAATATCATTTTGGCGCTTAATTGCAGCTTCTAGTTGATCAGATAACTGAGTGGCTAGGCCTGTGTTTTCCGCCAAGATTGCTTTCTGTAATAGCAAAGATAAGCGATCTGTTTCGCTGATCTGACCTTTAAGAGCTGCCTCAATACCAATGGCTTCTAGGTTAAGAGTCTTTGAAGCCCTAGTGAGTGCATTCTGCTTTTTCTGTGTGTCGAGAGTTTTTTTCTGAAACGCTGCTAATTCTTTAGCGCGCTTGACGGCAGCGGCTTCTGCCCTCTTGCGAGCTGCATCATTTGGATCTACATAACCCGGCCCAAGAGCAGAACTAGGATAGCCACCCATGCCGGGAGTGGCTTTCTTCCCAAATTGACGTATTGCTTTTAATGCCTGACCAGGTAATTGGAATTCAAGAATCTTTGGATAAATATCTGTAACGTATTTTTCAACCCCAGGTAATTTTTTGAATTCTGCAATCATTGTGGCTAAGCCCGTAATGACTTCGCTTGTATAAATAGCAAGATCCTGCATCGCGTCTGCTATGGGTTGGACTGTGTTACCTTCTCCACCCAAAATGCTCAATGATTCAACAAGGCTTTTTCCGATAGTCTCTGAGGCTTCACCTGCGGCGTTAGATAGAATACCTAGTTTTCCAGAGTAGGTTTCAAGATAAGCCGCATTCGCCCCTGTAAAATTCTTAGTCAATCTTTCTTGGACGTCTGCAAAGCTCATTGTTTTAAGCTCGGCTTGAGTGACACCTAGAGAGTACTTACGAAGGCCACGAGTCTGACCAACGTAGGCCATGCTTAGATCGTTAACTACTGTCTCATAATCGATGCCTGATCCGCGAGAGATGTCTAGTGCTTGCGTGAGTAATTCTGTGGACTTAGTGACTGATCCAGTTGTCTGCAATAGACGTTGCAATGCTGGGCGAAGTTGATCATCGGTGACGCCTGAAGCGCTTGCCATCTGAGTGATAAATTGTTCAAGGTTTGGAATCTCAAAGGCGAGACCCAAATTCTTTACTGCCTGAGATAGGCGAATGGCGGCCTTCTCATCTTCGATAAATGCCTTAGCGGCGGCCTTGCCAAATTGAGTAATTTTCTGAACGCTAAAAACTGCAACGATCTGAGCGCCTAGTCTTTTAACTCCCTTTTCTAAAGCGCTTGTAGACTTGCCAGCTTGATCGAAGGCTTTCTTACCCTTAAACTCACCAATAATCGGGATGCGTAATTCAGCCATTTAGATATTGCCTTTCGCGTTAAACTTTGCAGCGGCTTTTTCTAGAGCTCTAATAACTCCGACTTTGGCCTTGCCTTCATCTTCTTTGTAGGCCTTAAACATTGCACGGCCTTGCATTTTGCCTGAGCCTGTCATTGTGCCGGGCAGATTAGACACGAACTTGCTACTAGACTTTCGTCCAGCCCACTCATAAATGACTCCGCCAGCGGTCTTATTGTGGATCGAGACTGTTTGAATCCAGCCTTGACGATTAGGCTTAGTAGGTGTCAATTTATAGCCGACGCCTCGACGTGCGATGCTCGCATCATACTTAGGGAATTGACCTGGCTCGCTAGTGCCAACCCAGCCCGAAGGTAATAATGAGTTGGATGGCATAAAGCCACGAGCCTTCTTGACCAATGGCTTTAGGAATCCAACCATCTCGTCACGAGTTTCTTTATCTAGATCAGGCGAAAATTGCTTGAGAGCCTTGCGAAGCGCGTTAGCGCCTTTTAGCTCTGTAGGCATCGCTCTGTTCCTTTGCTCGGTCTTTCAATGCTTTCAGTAACATCTGTAGCATTGATGGATCTAAATCAATTAAAGATTGTGGAGGGATAGCCGTCTCAATGCTCAATCGAGCGATGAGATAGTGGATGCTATCCCTGCCTAGGCCAAAGGGTCAGACTCTGCAACCTCGACACTCTTTAAGGTATCGAGAAAGTCTGCGCCGAATGGCTTGACTGTGACTCCACTTAGTCGAAGGCCTTCCCATGCCAACCAATAGACATCACTCTGTCGCTCAAGATCCCTAAAGGCTTTATGAAAGCCCATCTTTGCATACAATTCGAAGGCATATTCAAGGCGTGGGGTAATTTCAATTTCCGTCACGCTATCGTCTGCCATTTTGACTATTAACTTTGCCATGCTGTGCCCCTTTGTTTAGTTTCTTAGAATGTGCCTGTTGATGCAACTGCTACTGTACCACTTACGTTCCATGTTACAGATTGCATTCCGAGATCGCCGACTGCGCCGTTGATGTCTGTTGTGTTATTGACAAGGCATGTCATTGTGTAGAGAGGGTTTGTCGCTGATACAGCGGTGCCCTTTTCCTGAAGGAGGACTACTGTTACGTTTGTTCCCCATGCAGCTTGCAATGTAGCGAGTACGTTTGCAGATGCGGTGTCGTTCATGAAGTCGATTGTCACGCTTGATGCCTCTAGGCCTTTAACGTACTTCTGCCCTGAGTCACCCATCGCCGTGACGGTTAATTCTTCAAAACTTCTATTTAATGTGATTGATTGAACATGATCGCTTAGATCGACAGAGTTAACCTTCACGCCGACCTTGTTATTTAAGAATACAGCCATTTAGGTTATTCCTCGTCTTTCTTAGTAGATGGTTTTGGTGTTGATGGTGCTACCTGCCCGATCTTGATCAGGAAGGCTTCTTGCTCTTTTTCCCACTCGGACATTTTAGCTCCAACTCGTTAGGACTGAGATATTGATATTGCATGTAAGTAGATCACCTGAGACGGCAGATAGGACAGCCGGGGCTGATACCTCTGTGACGTTGTAGGTGTATGAGGATGCAGCGAGTAGATTGAACACTCGGACTACATTGTCCTCAATTCCGTTTAGGTTGCCCTCGTTATCGAGCAACGGCACCATGACTGAGATTGTAAAGTTAGCCATTGGTGAGATAGAAGCGTGCCATCCGTTAGACGGCGAAATATATGGGTCGCTGGGTGCGATCACACAGCTGTTTGCGATGGGTGTCGGAGGTGGGAAGCTGAAGACTGACCATTTAGCATTGTCAATAAGAGCTGTTGCTAATCCTGCTCGGAGTGTTGATATGGCGGCCATTAGCCCACCATCGATCTCGGATCAAGATAAGGCGCAAGCAATCCACGAACGCGTGCTAGGAGTGTGTTGCCCATTCTGTAAGGTGAAGGCTGATAGCCATCAATAGTTACGCCACCGCTTGATGGCGCTTGACGGCTCTGCCAAATGTCGATCGAGATCATAAGAGCAGCTTCTTGGATTGCTGGAACTGTTGAATAATCTGTGTAAGTTTCGACTGCCGCGATGCCATAAGGCTCGACTGTGTGACGTGGATTGTCGCTAGTGTGAGCTGTAGTTACGTTAAATGAACGAGTATCGACTTTTGTAATTGTCTTAGTTCCATTGTAGCGACTACCTGCACCTGAGATTGTTACAGATTGTCCAACGTAGAAATACTCGCGGATATCCTGATCAAAATAAAGTGTTCCTACTGTGCCCGTATTGCCGTGAGCAATAATGTATTGCTGATTCTTCCATAGAAAGGGCAAGAGTACGTTATCTGCGGCATCGCAGACTTGCTGCAAGACTGCATCAGTATAGAGAGTGCCAACGCCAAGGGCGGTGCGAAGCTCTGCGACTGTTGTCAATGCCATGCTCTTATCCTTTCTAAAGACTCGAGGGGTAGAAGGGCACTACCCCTCGAGCGACTTAGGTGGCTGTTAGGCCTTGTTGTTCTTAAATGCGCCTGCGCCGACCTTGGTAGCGATTGCGCCGAAGCCGTAGTAACCGATAGTTACCTGTCCTGCAGCTGTTGACTCTGCGCGGAGGCGGTAGGTTGGTGACTCGTACCATGTATAAGCATCAGGGTTAACGATGAGGATTGTTCCATCGCCATCGCCACCGTTTGTTGGATCGACGTAGAGGTTGAGTCCAGCAACGTTACCTGTGAGTGAAGTTGGAGCAACTGCTCCGCCTGCGTTCATTGGTTGTGAAGCGGTGTAGATTGGACGGCCTGCATCGTTAAGTGACATGATGTTAGACCATTGTCCTGTCGATACGACCATGTTGCGAGCGAATGGATTTGGAAGGCCTGCAGTTGCACCATATACAGATGCTGAACCGCGAGCGACAATTCCAAGGAGTTCTGCTGCAGTTGGATATGTGACTGTTGTTGTCGCATCTGCAGTTGCACCTGAAATAAGTGCTGCGTTCACGGCTGCGTTGGTTGTCTTTGCGTAAGCTGCCGCCATGTTGCGGACAAGCTCGTCAAAGAATGCTGGAGATGTACGATCTAGCAATTCAACTGAGAATGTCTGCTGTCCAGCGTACTTCTGTACTGTTACTGAAAGGAAACTTGAGTTCTGATCTGTGTCAGAGAATGCATCGCCTTCAGGCTCGATTGCAACTGTTGGCATCTGTGTGATCTTAGGGATCTCAAATGTCATACCTGCATCAGGAAGCACTCCACGAGAGATTGCATCGATTGATGGGCGGATGGTTGTTCCGAGTGGATTGATGATCTCAGATAGCTGACGTGTTGGTACTAGACCAGCGTTGTCTGTTGTATCTGCTGCCGCTGCGATCCATTGACGAGCTGCGTCGTCTCCGAGTGCTGCGCGGATTGTGTTTTCTGCATACTTTGCAGCTGTTACTTCAATGCGTGGCTTTG